TTTAATATAATTTTTAATTGAATAGTCTCTCAATAAATATTCATAATTGTTGTAAAATATGGATAGGTTAAAATCACATTGAAAAAATTTAAAAAATAAATCATCATACATATGTGTATTATATTTAATAAAAAAGTATATATTATATAAGTTAGATTTTGTAAATGGTAAATTATTATACGGATTTTTAGATGGTAATGGCTCGGCAAAAAACATATAGTTATTTATTAAAGATGTATTGATTATTTTTATAAGATCATTTACATTAAATAAATATTTTGAATTAATATGATAAATACATAACACATTTTTATCATTAATACTAATATCATTTAATCCCATATCTGTTGTAACACTCATTGTTGATTTTTTATATTTATATAAATAGGCAAATCTAGATAATGCGTGATATATTTTTTGAATTTTACAAAAATAATGAATAAATTCATCTCTTGAAAAATCTAAAAAATTGTTAAGGGTTTCCTTAACCACACTAAATTTACTAGTATATGTATTATTAACGAAACTATTAAATAGTATTTTAAATATCGGTCTAACTATATCGGAATTATCATAATTAGGTGAAAAAAAATTATTATCTGTATTAATTATTTTTTTTGTAATATAATTAAATGTAGTCATAATATTGAAATATATATTTACATTTAATATTTATTTTATAAATATTAAATTATTTTTTATTATGATTCTTAATTTGGTTTATTTAAAAACCTGGATTATATGTATTATCCCCACCCATATCCTGAGGTTTAATAGTAATAACATTATTTTGTATTGATAATTTATTAATACCACAAGGATCGTCAGGATTTTCAATTGTTCCAAAGAATTTTTCTATTTCTTCATCAACATCAATATGTTTATACTCACTAGTTGCTTCTAGTTTTTGCATTTCTTCAATATCTAATACAACTTGAAATGAACTTGTTCCAAATAGTCCTTCTTGTCCACACATAACATTCGCAGATATTCCTCTTAATGTATCAAGTTCAGCGTGTCTAGCTGCTTTCAAAAACATTTCGGGAGTTTCTTCAAACGATGCCTTAGCAATAGGACCAATATTATCATTATTAATTCCGTGTCTAAAAATTGAAATTAATTTGTTAGTAAATGTCATTCTGTCAACTAATACACTAAAATTATGATAATTAATGTATGTACCATCAAATTCAATAACATCTACTAATTCATTGTAAATGGATTGTCTAGCAGCTTCAATTCCAAGTACATTATATATCTCAACAATATCATTACTGAATGTTCTGTTATTATCAATATAATCTAAACCGAGAACATCTAATAAATTAGTACCAATTGTATCTAAAACCCATATATCTTGCTTTTTATAAACCCCATTATTTTCCACCATATTATCTTTTATCTTACGAAGGATAACCTTGTCAATCCCTTTAATTCCTCTTAAAACCACATTTTGTAAAAGCTGTTCTTGGAAATTTTTAAGAATATAAATTTGATCTGACTGGTCAAGTGGATTTACCTTTGTTTTCTTTTGCCCTCCACGACTAGTACCATTTTTAATTATTTCATTCATTCTAATTCTAAATATTAATTTATCTGAATTGTAATCAGAATAGACACACGTGATTTGATTATCATAACAATTATTTAATGTAAAGTTTACATCATCCATTGTAATATTTTTTTCAAGCATAACTTCAGGATCCATTATCATTCGAATAACCCATTTTGATTTTTCGTTTTCATCATTTGCTAATGATGATTCATTACATTCATCAACAATGTTTTCAAATGCTCTATATTGTTCAATTGTATCCTTATCTTCACTAATTAAAGTATTGAGATCATCCGGATCAAAACATACTTCAACAGATTTTACAATTTCTTCTAATCTAGTATGTTCCAACATATACATAATGGATTGTGCCTTATCTTTTTGTGTCTCGTCTTCTTTTTTCAAATAGATACTTAGAGATGGATTTTTAATATCGCTTGATAATGATAATATTTCTTCAATTCTTGGCACACCACGTGTCACGTTAGATTTAGACGCAACACCAGCAAAATGGAAAGTATTAAGTGTCATCTGGGTTGATACTTCACCAATACTTTGTCCAGCGATCATTCCAACCATTTCACCAGGTGTAACAATAGCTCTTTTATAATCAATTGTAATTGTGTCTAACAATAATGTTAATGCGGCCTTATTAAAACGTTTTACAATTAATAATTCTTTTGGAGACAAATTGAAGAAGAATAAAGTTTTAAATAAATTAGTTGGAGGGGCATAATGATTTTTATTTAAATTTTCAAAACAATTTTCAATCATTTGAAATGCTTCTAATGGTGTAATATCAACTAAAGAGGACATTGTTAAATTTGTTTGGCCTTGAATATTGCCAATAATATATGAAAATGCTACAGGACAATTTACAACACTATCTCCTTTATTTTTAAAAACATTTTTAATTATATCATCACGCATTTGAATCATTAATTCAACATATGTATTTGTTTTCTTTATCATTTCTTCGTGTTGCTTTTTATATCTAGTCATTGTATTTTTTAAGAATATATTACCAAGAGTTTTAATCTTGCCATTTTCTTCAGGAATTAAATAATGAGCATAAATATCTTGAATACTCATTGAAACAAGACTAATGTATTGATTCTCTACTTTAACAGTATCAATATTATCATCTCCATAAGCAAACTGTACTATTTTATTTTTATTTGTGCGGATTGTCATATCATACGAAACCATTAGATCTTCAAGACCTTTGATTAATCTTCTTTGGATATAACCTGTAGTAGATGTTTTAACAGCTGTATCAATTAAACCAACACGACCACCCATAGCGTGGAAGAATAGTTCTTGTGGTGTCAAACCATTGATATAAGAACTTTCTACAAACCCACGAGCATTTGGTGAATCATCGTATTTGGTGAAATGAGGCAATGTTCTATGTTCAAACCCATATGGAATACGCTTACCGTCTACGTTTTGCTGTCCAAGACAAGAAATCATAAAGGAAATATTTAGATCTGAACCTTTAGATCCAGCATTAACCATTGTAACAAAACGATTATCTTTTCCCAAACTTTTTAAACCAATTTTGCCTGATTCAGAAGTAGCTTGATTTAAAATATTGTTCACTTGTGTTTCAAACTCTTCTTCATTTGTTTTTCCAGTATTATTTTCAAATATACCTATCTGAGTTTTATCAATTAAATTTTTAACTTCGTTTTTCTTTTGAGTAATAACTTTCACAATTTCTTCATTTGTTTTATGGTCTGATATCAAATCACTAATACCCACGCTAAAGGCACTTGATTTCATATATTCAGTTACCACGTTTTGTAAATCATCGATAAATTTAGCGGATGACATATTACCAAAATCATTACAGGTTCTTTGTAGAAGACCCTTGGTTCCAGCACCCAAAACACCTTTGTCCATTTGACCTCTAATATATTTTCCATTTCTAATTTCTAGGACAGCATTTGATGTTTTCGCGTCATCTTTATCCTCTTTGAATGCTTTTGTTTTATATTTCATTGATAAAGGAGGCATTATTTGACTTAAAATATCGAAGTTTGTAATTCCTTTTTCGCTTTCGGCACTTTTTAATAACTCGTGCTCATTCACACCATTAAACATCATTAGGATATTCATTGCGTCTCTTGGGCTAAAATGGACGTCTGGTCTTGTGAACTGATAGCATCCAAGCATTGAATCTTGATAAATACCAATAATACTTGAGTTGTTGGCGGGGCTAATTATTTGATATGGTACTGCCGCCAAATTTTTTAATTCTGCTTCGGACTCTGGGTCCTGTGGCATGTGAAGATTCATCTCCATGGTCTGGAAATCCCTTACGATTTCTCGTAAGGATGGACTATACCTTGTGCTTCATTAGGCTGGTCAAGCCGTCATTTGAAACCCGCGAACATCTAGTCTCTGAGCCTTCCCCATACTCTTACCATTCGAGGTTAGGGGCTTGGTTGCTGATTGTCCAATCCTTCACATTTTTACCATTGGTTTCGGCTATTAACCGAGTTCCTCACAAATGTTTCCAGATGTAAGTGGTAGTGAAGGCTCTAAGGAGGTTCCAGCAGTTTGGACGCGTTGCCATTCTAATATATCTAATATAAATTGTCTTGCTCTTTCTTTTATCTCTTCTATTGTTTCATATTTTCCTACAAAAGTTGTGCGCATTTTTCCAAAGGTTACTCTAATATATTCATAATTTAGAGTATTGTTTTTTATAATAGATATATATTTTTCAATATTATCTTTGTCAATATCTATATTTTTATACTTATCAAATCTATTATTTGAATGTATTTTTTGGACTCTTTTCATATCATTTTTTCTAACTTGTGGGTTATTTTTATGTTCTTTTAATCTTTGTGAAATGAGTTGTTTTGTTTTATCACTTCTTTTTAATTTTGGATTTAAAATCATATTAAATATTGGTTTTGTAACCTCATCTAATATAATCTTATTCCCTTTTTTAAATCCACA